GTGGTAGCCTTTAAAAAAAAGTGCGGTACCGTAGTTTCCCCTGTTCTATGAAAATATTTTCAGTCTATGAAAATAAAATGTAAAAAATTGTTGCTTGTTTAAACAAATATTATAAAAAACTTTATTATTTTTGTTTTTTCTATGTACATACTTTTATAATTTGCTATAATAAGAGTGTAAATAAAAGGAGGTCATTACAAGATGACAAAAGATAAATCAAGATACTGGATAGTATCAAGTGCTGAGTTAGGTGATATAGGCATCGATATGTTAGTAAAATCAGATATGAATCAAGTGCTTGATTATTATCAAACTGAAACACTGGATTTTACAGAAGATATAGATATATATCCTGTATCAAAATATGATTTATATGCTTCTGAACTGGATATACTATAAATTGCTATCCAATACACATCAATAATAAAAAAGATTGATGTGTATAAGATACCAATTTATACAGGTATCAAGGCAAAATAGAATAGCACAAAAGAGTGCAGGAAAGGAAAAAGAAAATGCCACGTGTTTACAATGTAACTTCCACCATTAACACTACAGTTGTTAACTATCTCGCTTTCAATGCTGAAATTGGTTCTATTGAAGAAAAGGAAACCACTGTCAAAGCATCTGCTGAGTTATCCGCCGATGATATGCTTAAAGTTATCAGAAAAAATGATAATATGGCGGTGCAGGTTAAGAATGTTAAAATTATTTCGGAATTATACGGAATGGATACAGACACATTCTATAACATCAGTAATCCTATTTCATCCGATGAACGTCGCAACCTTATCACAAGAACTATGAAAGCATGTCTTGTATCAATCGCATATTATGATTTCAATACAGGTGGAATTGAGCATGACACAATAACTGCTGATGCTGGTTTTGATAAATTGGATGCGGAAAAGCAGTTGTCAGTTGTTCGCAAAATGTATGAAACCGATAGCAAAAAGGTTGTACAGATTGGTGCTATTGATTTTAACGAACAGCTCCGCGGTGTTACGGTTGAAAAGTTTATTAAAAATGCCGTTATTCTTAACCCGGAAACTCGCAGGCCTTTTGAAGAAAAGGAAGAAACAGAATAAACAGAAAGGGATATAATCCCTTTCTGATAAGGCTGGTATCGTATGGGAAATGATATCTTGATATTCTTCATGCTGTATTGTTGCTTCATGGTTGCGGCTGTTGCGCTATCAAATCAGAACAGCAAAAAAGAAAAATAGTATAGTGGGAATCCTGAAATCGGTTAATAAAAAACCGATTCAGGGTTTCCATTGAACCTCAGCGAAGGTATCAGGAATCAGATGACCCCGCCAGTACATATAGGACCATGCGAAAATTCACACTTCAGTTTCACAAATCATATTGTATAAAATAAAAAATCTTATCAAATAAAATTTACAAAATATGACCCCCGGGTATTGAAAAAACCCTGTCATAAAAGAAAGGACAATATCATGAATAAGAACGAAAACATTATCAACTACATAACCTCCAATGAAAACAGAATTGAATGGCATAATTTATGCACTATTCCGCATGGAAATTGTGAACTGGGAATCTTACATGAAACTCACTTGAAAGAATGCGAAGGATATATCATTTTCTTGAAATCCTATAGAACAATTGTTGCAGGATTTGTACTGGACCATGACTACACATACGCGTTTATTACCGGAACATATTCCGCAACTACTCGTAAACATATCTCAAAATTTATGAGTGAATTTGCACCGGCTATTGGTTACTACGGTATGAAAAATATCTACGAAAAATATGACGGATACAAGGTGATAACAGATAACTCAGTTTACCTTTCCATTCTTGCGCAGATGCAGGCATATAAGAGAGGTAACGCAACATGGAAAAATCCGACACTAGATTAGAACAACAAATGCACTTGAACCTCCTTACACCTTTAGAAGCGATGCAGTTTATGAGTGGGTGGATGACATTAACAAAATGTGAGCAAAACATCCTCCTACTCTTGCTTGCATCGCGTGACCATGAATTTACTGGCACAAATACAGAAATGATTCAGAAACTTGGTGATAAGGATTACAAAAAATCATATGCATCAGCTGTATCAAATTCAGTGATTAATCTTGATAGATTAAATTTAATAACAATTCAGGTTGAATATTGGTACGTTAGGACTATAAAACTTGATGAAAACTGGATGAAAAAAATTATTAAAATAGGAAAGGACAATAACAATGACAATAACAGCAAGAAAGTTCAAGGAAATGCTCCTTAAATACGGTGATTATGATGTAAACATCCGTACAAATACTAACATGAATGGCAAGAGATATTTCTCAGGATTTATTACCAAACCTGGTACTACAATTACAGTGTATATTAACACAGAATCGTGTTACAATCCTCACTGTGATAATAAAGCATTATTTCGCTTCGCAAGAAACACCAAAGATTTCACAGGTGGAACGAACAATTATTGTATGGATGTTAATTTAGCATTTGCAGTAAATCAGATGTTTAAATCGCCAGTAAGATATTGTGAGGAATTTCGATAATGTGTTTAACAGATATTCTCATATGTATGTTCGCAGGTTACATGATAAGGATGGCAATAGAAGCAATAGAAAAGGAGTAAAAATATGAAAAAAATTGTGACAACAACTTATGTATTTGAATGTGATGATGTTACTTGTACAGATGTAGGATGTGATGAGTGTCCAATTTTGCGTCATTCTGAATTCGGAAAAACAAGTAGAGGCACATCAAGTTGTGCACTTATTGGTGAAGATGAACTAGGAGAATTTTTGTCAGAATTTGACACCATTGATTCTATTAGTCTTACCATTAAACCGCGAAAAAAGGAGGAAGAATAAAATGTTTGATAAAAAAGAATTCACAGAATTATTTAATGATTTATATGATAAAGTTAGTAATATCAGTGTTGCAGTGGTATATATGACTGACACTTCTGATATTATATATGCTAATGCATGGCCTACAAGATTAGAAGCAGACCTTGATGCACAGGTTGAAACATTTAAGGCTTATGTTGAACATGATTGTAGTCCTGATTATCTTAGAGGATTTGTATTAGATTGCAGTTTAGATTTGACTAAAATTATCCGAATTGGTGAAATCGATGGGGTAAAAACATTAAAAATGGATATCAACCATAGTGTAATGGGTAAAGATTTTCGTCAGAATTTATTGGACTATTTAGAAGATAAAATCGTTGACAGTCTTTACGATGATTGCAATTAAATAGGTTACCACTAGTCCAAGATTGACTAGCAAAATATAGCATAGAAAGGAGTGATGTAATGGCTAGGAAACCGCAGGTAACAAGGCACATTGTTCACACGTCAGTTGTGTGCAGGTGCTTGGACAAAAACACTGGTTGCATTTTTGGGAAAATCTTTGAACTGCCAAGAGTTGTAACAAATAAACACTTGGCAATGAAAAAATTGCGGGAAATGTATGAAGATTCTAACACTAGAATCCTTGAAACTGAAGACATTACGGTTAAGGAAACCTTTATCAGTTATTCCGAACTAGAATTTCTCAAATTTGCACCAACTATTTTATACGAAAGGACGTTAGATATTAGTGCCGACCATAGCACAAGAAAGGTAAAATGATTATGACTAACGCTAACACAGAAATGAACAGAACTTTCACATCTACTATTCTCGATTCTTCTCGCGAACTTACACCACTGGAAAAGGTAAAGTTTAAGGACACCAATGACGCAATTGCTCTCGATAGTGCTACCGCAGAACAGTCACTTGTTATTCAGCCTATTGCATGGGTCAAGGTTGGCATTCACAATGAGAAATCTGATGACAAGGACTATGAAAACTATGTTATTATTTCCGCAGACGGTATTCGCTATAAAACAGGCTCTAGTTCGTTTTGGAATGCATTCATGGATATCTGGGCAGACCTTCATGAATTAACCGAAAATGGCGAAGTATGGGAATTGAAGATTTACCAGTCTCCGTCTAAGAATTATGCAGGAAGAAACTTCCTTACCTGTGCAGTAGCATAAAACAATAACACTAACATTGCCATAAACATTAAGGACACCTATAACACCAGTAGGTGTCCTTTTATTTACATTTAAATGAGAGGATAATTTTATGGCTAAGAGAAAAAATCTTCGTAAATCAGCAGAGCAATATGATATTGAAGAAACGTACATGAAAATACGTAAAAAATTGCAAGCAAATGTACGTTCATTAGTTAAACGTGGTTATCATGTTGCGGAAGATTATATCCCATCAATTCCTAAAAGAATAACAGAAGGAAGTATAAGAAAATTAGAACAATTAAACAAAGAAAGATATAAAAAATCAACCAAAACTGTATATGATTATGACGAGCATGATTTTATAGAATTATCAGGTAATCGTGCTAGAGTTCGTGATATTCGTCAATCTACAATGAAGGCAGAATTAACGAAACGCGCTCATAAAAAGGGTTATGAATCATATGACCAATACAGAAACTCAGATGAATATTATCGTTTAAAGCGAGAAACCGCAGATTATGACAGAGGATATTATCATGATTTGGTTAACGACACTGAATTATATGAAGATTTAGTGTCTTCAGGTTATGAGCCAAGGGACGCATATAATATTGTTAATAAGCAGTCGTCAGATGAAGAATTGCAAGGTAAGTTTATAGACATTGACACTGGTGAAGTAATAAACCAGTTAAGACCTGAAAATATCCGAGTAATGCCTACCGATTCTTTTAGTGAAGCAATTTACAATAATTTAATGGGAGAACTTGATAGGTTAATTGAATACGAAGGCACAGATAAACACGCAAAAGATACTAGAGTTAATGCACAACAGATTAAAAATTATATCAAACAAATGGAAAACTCAAAACGCAAAGAAGTTTTACTAGCCTTGAATCAAATGTTTGACGAAGGACAGTTATTATCACCGCAAATGTATTACAGAACTGGTGGTTATAATGATTTCATTTATAAGCTAGGACAGGCAATCGATTATGTCGAAGTTGTGCAGGCATATGGTGAAGATGCTGACTATGGTGCTTACTCAACATATGAAGATGCTGAAGACTAAAATACGGTTCAGGATATGTCAAAGGAACGTAAACGTAAATATTATGTTGGTGACTTTGAAACCACAGTATATTCCGGTCAAACTAACACGGAAGTTTGGGCATCTGCTTTAGTAGAATTTGGCAGTGAAGATGTTAAAATTTTTCACTCAATTGGTGAAACATTTGAGCATTTAAAAACTTTAGGAAATGTAGTAGTTTACTATCACAATCTTAAGTTTGACGGTGCGTTTTGGATGGACTATTTAATACGTGAACTTGAGTTCAAGCAGGCATATCTAAATATCGACGAGTTTATTGACCTAATGCTTAAGGAAGGAAAGGGTCAATCTCCTGAATCATTGCGTGAGCATTTAATGCCTAATAAATCATTCAATTATGTCATATCTGATATGGGTCAATGGTATATGCTCAAAATAAAGATAAACGGCAAAATAATAGAATTCAGGGATTCCTTAAAACTATTACCATTCTCAGTTCGTAAAATTGGCGAATCATTTAAAACCAAGCACAAGAAACTTGATATGGAATATGAAGGTATACGGTACGCAGGATGCGAGATAACAGATAAAGAAAAGCATTATATAGCAAATGACGTTTTAGTTGTAAAAGAAGCGTTAGAGATTATGTTCCAAGAAGGACATGATAAACTCACAATTGGTGCATGTTGTCTTGCTGAATATAAGCGCATTATAGGTGAGTCACAATATGAAGCATTTTTTCCGAATTTATATAACTTTGAATTAGATGAAAATAAGTACGGTTCGTCTAATGCGGATGAGTACATTAGAAAATCCTACAAAGGTGGATGGTGCTATCTAGTCAAAGGAAAGGAAAATAAAGTGTTCAAGAATGGGCTGACCGCAGATGTAAATAGTTTATATCCCTCAGTCATGCATAGTGAATCAGGCAGTAAGTACCCAGTTGGTATGCCTACCTTTTGGAAAGGTGACTATATTCCTGATGAAGCAAAGGGAGATAATAAATACTATTTTGTGCGTGTTAAAACTCGTTTTTACATCAAGAAAGACATGTTGCCTTTTGTTCAAATAAAGAATAGTCTTATGTACCTAGCCAATGAATGTTTAGAAACTTCAGATATTAAAGGTTCAGACGGTAAATACTACCAATATTACCAAAACAAAGACGGAAAAATACAATCATCAGCGAGGATATTAACATTAACAGAAACAGATTATAAATTGCTAAAAGACCATTATAACCTTGTAGATTTTGAGATACTAGACGGATGTTATTTCACTGCACATGTTGGCATATTTGACGAGTACATAAATAAGTACCGTGACATTAAAATTCATGCAACTGGAGCAAGACGGCAGTTAGCAAAACTTTTTCTCAATAATTTATACGGAAAAATGGCAGCATCTACAGAATCATCATTCAAAATTGCATATATGACCGATAAAGAATCAATCTCATTTCTAAGAGCACAGGCTAACGATAAAAAACCGGGATATATTCCAGTAGGTTCAGCAATAACTTCATATGCAAGAAACTTCACAATACGTACAGCACAAAAGAATTATCACGGTGTAGATAATCCTGGATTTATATACGCCGATACTGATAGTATTCATTGTGATTTATCACCTGAACAATTAGTAGATGTTCCTGTTCATCCTACAGCATTTTGTCATTGGAAAATAGAGTCATCATGGGATAAAGGAATTTTCGTAAGACAGAAAACATATATAGAGCATGTTACTGCTGAAGATTTAACACCTGTTGATAAATCTTTTTACTCAATACGATGCGCAGGAATGCCTGAAAAATGTAAAGAGTTGTTCAATCTTTCATTGACAACACGTGAGCCAATAGAAGGTAAAAAATATTCAGAAGATGAAATAAAATTTATTGAGCAACCAAGAACATTATCTGACTTCAGAGTTGGGCTAGTTGTGCCCGGTAAATTATTACCAAAAAGAATAAAAGGCGGTGTGTTATTAACTACAACCACCTATGAAATGAGATAGAAAAAAGAGTAGCAATGCTACTCTTTTTTGAATATAATTCATTTAAAGTGTATTATTGGTATGTAAACTCTCTATCACTTCCTGCACCAATTCTTGTAACATAAATTTTGCGGTTTTCCGTATCAACGTGGTACACATCAAATGCCTGTTCTGTTATCGTTCCTTCTGTTCTAACTGTATTAACAGGGTCATATAATGATGCTTGCAATCCGTTAGCATCACAAGTTGTTGTTATAATTGGGTATCCATTATCTGACATAATTGAGTAATCTCTGTGTACATGTCCTGTTATAATTCCTATAAATTCTGCACCATGCGATATCATATTATCATATTGCCCATCAATCATATTTTTTGCTAAATTTCCGGGTCCAAGAATTGCCAATTCTGTTACTCCACTGTTAACTGTAGCAGGTGCAAAAAATACATGCGTAAATACAATCGCTTTCCATCCGCTCGTAAGGTTATAAAGAAGTTGCTGTAGCCATGCAGCCTGTGTAGTGTCTAGTGCAATTCTTTGGTCATAACTAGTATTAAGGAAAATCATCCTCACCTTCTGTGCAGTGTTATCCATGTAGAAGTACTTTTTATTATCTGACCATGTGACACTATTTTCTATTGGTTTGAGTAACGCACCGTACCATCTGTCATAACCAATCCAAAGGCTTTCAGCATTTCCGCTGTTAGAGTTGTTGTCATGGTTACCATACACATTTACAGTTTTGAATTTATTTGTATTGTCTGCCCACGAATTAATAACATTCATTGCATCCTCAATACTGTTATTTACTGTCAGAATATCACCGCCGCAAATAACTGTATCAACGCTGGTATTTTCAAGAATGTACTTAATTAACAACGGTGATATTTTGTAATTGTTCTGCCAGTGTACATCCGTGATAAACACGAAACTAAACCCATGCGACCCTACAACACCATCTAGTTCTCTTAAGCGTGCAATCTTTGTTTCCATAGTGTTCTCCCAATACCATGGAATAGTTCTATTACTTGGAATACGCGACACATAAACATATTTGTTATAATAATCATCAGCAGTTGGCAAGTTTGTTTTTCCTACATATAACAGATAATTATTAGCAAAACTTAGGGGATTGACTGGTACACTGGCACTGTTTGTTGTAAAATCAACGATGATATATTTTGCATCAGGATATGAACTTAAATTGATACCAGCAAGATCCCATGTTGGCGATATTACCTTAGCACCTGATGAATGTATCAGATTTCTATCGGTATCGAAAAATCTGATAACAATAGCAGCGTTATTTGAAAAAGGTGTGCCGTAACAATAACCCCCAAAATACAGAGCACCAAGTCCATTTAATTCAATTTCATCTGAATGAATTACATAGGAAAGTGTTGGACTATCCCATCTTCCTTGGTTCCAAAAACTATCAACATTGTTGATATAGTTATCTGTAATTATTGTTTCAAAAACTGTATCGTTCAGATTTTCAATCTGTGCTCGTACAGCATTTCCTGCTGTTGTGTAAGTTTTACCATTCGCACCAACACGTACATCAATAAGTTCGGCACTAGCCTGATAATCAATGCCGACAATTTTATATACAGCACCTGCATTATAGTCACTAATAGTCTGAGAAGCATTTCTTACAGCGTTATCACTTGCAATACCATTCCAGTATTCATCATATGCTGTCTGTAATGTTAACTGAGTATGTGCATCATTGCCGTTTCCAATCTTCATCATTGCAATATGCAAAGGTGCGGGAAGTGAAGTAGTACCAACAAAATCAACATACCAAGATAATTCTACACCATCTGATGCAAGTTCTGAACTGTTAACACGAATCTTCTGCTTATTTGTCTGACCGACTTGCCAATAAATATCTAATTCAGCATATTTAGTATAATCATCAGAAAGTTCGATAGTTTGACCTTCATAATGGAGACCATTTGTGACAGCAACATTATATAATTCTGTAAACGTAAGAATTTCAGAATGATTTTGAACAAAGTTATTCATTTCACTCTGTAATGTTGAAATATCAGAATTTTGTTCCTGCATAGTTTCATTAACAGTAGTTTTAAAATTGCCAATATCTGCGTCCTGATTATTTAATCTTGCATTAGTGAAATTTTTAAACTCATCAATCTCATTATCTTGGTCAGACAGTTTATCATTTACTTCATCAGTGAATGATTCAAATAATGGTTCAAGATATGGCTTAACTACAGCAAGAAGACTTCCATCCTCTGCCATAGTATCCAGTTTATTATTGATCTCTTCCTGAACATCAAGGTTTGTGAAATAGTCGTTCACAAATTCCTCAAGTTGATTAACAAGATTGACAACATTAATGTCGTCTTCCATCACCTTATTCAAGTAGTCCACTACTTTACATAACAATTCGTAATAGGATAAAGAATCGTCATATACAGCAGGTAAAACCTTTTGGCACCAAAATCTAAACGGCGCGCCAGTAATCTTTGAAATAATAGGCATTATTTTTTCTCCTTTCTTACCATAAAAGCATAAATAAATTTTCTAAATCATTAATAATCATCATATCAATATTTAAAACTTGCTCTCGATATTCTTTAATTAATTTAGAAATACTATATGTGCCTACTTTGCCTTTCATGGTTTCAACATAATTGTCTTTTCCTTCTTCTTTATTAGTTCCATCAACGGTTCTGTTATCTGTGTATTGTGTGTCATCGTTTGTGGCTGAAGTGTTAGTACTTGTTCCATCGTAATCTTCTGTGTTTTTCCTTGCATTTGTTAAATAAGTTTCGTTTTCAATATTTTGCACTGAACCTTGCGGAGTATCGTTATATAAATCCCAAGATGTTGTATCATTTTTAGTAGTTCCTGTGCTTGTAGAAGAAATATCTCTTTCAGATGTTCCTTCGCTTGCTGACATGGTTTTAGATGTAGTATTTACCTCATTAGTACCTGCATGTGTTTTAACATAATCAACGTCATTAATTGGATTGTATTCCAACGCAGCAGTTTTATACATTTCATTGTAATAAGGCATGATTTCATTCATCCTAGTTTCGAGTTTTAACTTCCATAAACCATACGTTTCAAGAGCAATTTCTCTTGTGTAAAAATGGCGTATAATTTTGGTTTCCAGTTCTTCTCTATGATTTTCGTCAAAAATAGGATAATCAAAACTGAAGATTTTAGGGCGAGCCTGTTCAATAATATCTGTAATACTATTATATCCTTTAGACTCAGATAATCCTGCTTCTGTTTCGCAAATAAATCTTAATTCAGTTGTAAAATCACTCATTGTAATCACCTCTAAGATTCTGTTTACTATCACCATCAGTCATATAAGGTTCATCAGGTAAAGATGTATCTAAATCTTCTCTAAAACTAACCTCAATATTGGTATCAAACATTGCGTTAATTTTTTCAACAGCATCTCGTCTCGATTCAAGCCTTGAATTCCTAGATGCAATTGTACCACCCTGTGAACGATTTACCTCATCACTTATAAGCCTTTCACGTTTAGTAATAGCAACATTTGTAATACCTAAATATGTCAAGGCTTCATTCCACGTATCAACTTTTAATTGATACAATCTATCAGCCAAGAAGGGTGCATCTGTTTTTAATACCTTCAATGAATCGGGGTTTAACCCTTTTGATGCAAAAATTACAGGAATATTTCCTTCATATTTCATATAAAGGTTCTGCATAGATAATCTTTCTTCTTCAGCACATGTGATAAGAACTGGTGTCTTCTGAGCGTGAATATTTACTGACATTGTGTTCTCAATCTCAGCCAATCTTTTAGCAAACATCGCTAATTCGGTTGTAGAAGGCATGTGTAAATAATTGTTATAAATTAAGACAGAATTGGTATTATCAAGATTCTTATGATAACCATTTACTGCGTATGCTCTACGCTTAATTGGAATGCCATAAAAATCTAAACGACCGTCAAGCATTGTGCGAAGACATAAATCACCAATTACTTCATCACGGAAATAAACTACTACACCATCACTAATTAATCCTAATTCCATAAATCTTGGGTCAATAGTATCAGGTAAATTTTTGTATTCCCATGAAGATATGGCTAATTCTACAAGTCTATGATAGTACACATTAAACGTCATTGTATTTTCAAAACTTGTTTCCCAAAACTGCCTATTCATGATAGAACGATTTCGTCTTTTTCTTACCATATAGTTCCTTTCTTATAACGTCGGATTAGCCAAATCATAGCGTCCAACATTGTTATGATCTGCCCACCATGTAATACCATTATTGAACCTATTTTCAATAAATGCTTTAACATCTGCAGGTGCATCTCCTGTAATAGTACATCCGGCAGTTTGAATATAAGTCCATTTCTGTCTTGCGTGAATGTTTGGCATCATAATGTGATTCTCTTTATAACCATACATGTCAAAATAAGTATCAACCTGACGTGCTTCCCAGTAGTCCAATGATTTTGAATTTAACCAAATAGTGTTTTGGTTGATATTGGACATAATATTTCCCTTTTGGAAGCCCTTAACATTATCAGGTTTATTAGCATTATTTATGCCCTGACCAATGAAATTTGCTACACTCTGAATACCCTGACGTACATCAATAAAAGTACCGACAAGGTCACCTCTTGCAACTGACATAGCAGTGTTAGCAATTGAGCCAATAGCATTTGCAACATATCCGCCTGAATTTTGCACTAGCCACATTTTATATGTATCACCCTTAATTGGAATAACAGGGAAGTCTGTAATTTCCAAACCTGAGTTATAGCAGTTTGCTTCACCTCTATAATTTTTTGGATAAACTAATATGGCAGGTGTAGGTACAACTGTTGCAGTTATATTAAAGGTAACATCATCAACATTTGTTGCTGTAGTTCCGCTTCTAAAATCTTCATATGCGTACTCTTGAGTAACGCCGGGTTTTTCAAGAACAATCTTGCAAAATGGATAGTTATATATCTTATTATTTCTAGGGACATATCCCTGAAACATTGACTGTCTTAAAGTGGATTTTTGAATAGTTCTATCAACTCTTATTGGTTGCTGACCTGTGAACATTGGTGAAATGCCAGGTCCTGCAACTACTGCTACAATATCATCTTCATGACCATGTGCAATAATACCCCAAAGATAATCACTCATTGCGGTTATATTATTTACAGTATCTTCTTTCCACCTTCTCATTTCAAGTTGGGTATATAATCCCTGAACTCTATTAGTAGGTGCTTTATATTTTACCCAACCATTTGAATCAGCAGAACTGTCATCAGGGTCATAATGACCGGTAGTATATGTGATAAAAACAGTAGTCCTTTCACTGTCATTAAGCGGTGAAGAAGAATAGTGTACATAATTTGCAGTTACTGCAAAATCTTCAGGTTCACAATTTACATATAAGCCATCATTTACTGCGTGTTGTCTTACTACCATACACGGCTGTAATTCAACCTTAAACCACCACGACTGAATAATGTCAATCTCATACTTAATTTCACAGGTTGTATTGTTAACATAATCAACACTTAGAATAAAAGCATAGAACCATTTATTTTCGAAACTATCGTTTCTAAACATCATATAATTACAATCATATAATTGGCTCATTTGACCGTCAACTCTTAGTACATTATTTTCTAACCGCTGATAGGAATGAATGTTACTGTTCCACACAGATTTTGACAAAAAATAATTGTTTTGGTCATTATATGTTGCAAAATATAAAGTGTCTTTATAGTTATTAGAAATCGGTACATCTTTCAGCAATCTTATTTCAGTATTTGGAGTTATATACATAGGCACCTCTTTCTTAAAAGAGGGGAGGGATTACCTCCCCTTTTATCAAGCAACTGTAATGGTTGCTGTTGCTGTTTTGGTTGGGTCAAGAACAGATGTTGCCGTAATAGTTGCAGTACCTTCTGCAAGTGCTGTTACAAGCCCTGTCTTAGAAACAGTGGCAACTGTTGGAGCAGAAGACATATATGTTACAGCCTGAGAACCGAAATTGGTTGCTACAACTTCTGCCATCATCTGAACAGTACTACCTACAGCAAGAGTTGCTTCAGCAGGTGTTACAGATACGCTAGTAACTGCTGGTACTCCTGGCATAAAGAGTGCGCAATTTGCGAACGGTGAAGTTGCAAATGCTTTACCAACATGGTACCAATAGTTACGATACAGACCTTCCTCATTCAGACGGCTATTTGTCTGATCATAGAAATCAATAACCTTGAAAAAGGATTCATCCACCAGTACTGCAAGGATTGCATCCAAAGCCGTATTAACTGCGTCAGTAATTTCAACATATCCTTCCTGCTCACCCAGTAATTCTTCAATACGTTCAATGTCGTCAATAGAGAACGAATCTACAAGTACACGGTGACCCATAAATTCAGCCTTATCCATGTTGAATGCAGATGCGAGAACATTTACGTCCATGTCTGCATCTACTGTAGAATTCATAATGAGATACTGTTCCTGCTTAGAAGCATGATTGTGAACGCCTGCGATGTTATACTTTGTATTCATGAAGGTCATAGCATTGGAAGTTGCTTTTGCTTTTGTTGCCAGTTCTTTCATGTCTGTGCCGTCAGTAAGAGATACGACAGGAATCTGACCTCTCATAATACGAACTGCGAGCATATACTTCATGACAAGGAATTCATCATAGTTTGCAGAAGTGTACATACTTTCAATGATTTTTGTGATAAGATTTGTCACACCATCAACTGAAAGGAATGCTTTCTTAAGGTCAATATCCTGAATGGTTCTCTTATAGAACTTTTCATAGTTCATAATATAGAATGCAGACTTCAGGTCAGGAATTTCACGTTCCTCTACATGAGTTTCTGCCCATTCCGGGTCATACTGGTGCGGTTTAGCAAGTTCAACAAATACATCTTCAACTACTTCACCAAATTCCAGTCTACCAAGTTTAAACATAGACCACGGATTCTCATACATTCTGCTAGAAATCAGAACACGTCCAATGCGATTGATAAGTGCAGTAAGGAACTCATTCTGAAGCTGAGGATTATCCATAATAATTGCACCAATTTCACGAATGCACTGTGCATCAGGTGTTGCAATCGGCACGTGATTCTTGAAATCTACAGATGCAGAATTACGGATTGCGTTCAGTACATCTACTGAACTGTTAGTAAATACAACTCTTTCCGGTCTTACGGGCATATCTTAGCCCTCCTTTCTTTTATCTTATTTAGTTGTAAATAAATCATCAATAGTAATAGTGGTTTCAAGAGTGGGTTCAGTGCTGAATTTAGGTTTGTGATATTTCGGAGCATTTTCCTGCTCTGAATCGTCAACACCATTGAAGAAAGTATCACGATAGCGTTTACGCCAAGAAGCATCTAAATCTTTGTTCTTTTTAACTTCAGCATTGTAAAGTTCTTCAAAATTTGTTTCACCTCTTGATTCAATATCTGTAATAGTATCATTGAAATCCTGAAGGAAATTCAATGTATCATCATCTGTGTTATCGCCTACAATCGTTTGTAATCTTGTTCTTAAATCGTTTGTCGATAAAATAGCCATAATTTCTCCTTTACCATCCAAATATTTGTCGTCTCATTGTTAAATATTTCATCCATAATGGCGTGCCAGTTTTTTTCTCAGGTTCGGGTTCAGGTGGTCTATCCCATGTTTCAAAATTTAACCCTAATGTTTGTACTATTGTTTCATTTCCTGATAAATAAAATACATCATAAGGTTGAACAGAACTATCTAAAGCATAACAAGGATTTCCCAATCCTGTGCCATCACACCCGTCGCAATATACGTTATAAAATATCAATTGAGCATTTGCAATATCTGACTGGTCAATATGTGTATGGTCTGCATAATATGGTGCTGTACCTGTGTGAGCAATTAAATCTCCCTGAGAAAAACTAGTTTGAGCGGGAGGATTTACGTCATGTGTGAATGAAAATGTAACATATTGCAAACCCATGGGCGTCCAAACTGGTGCATCAGATGTGTACGCTCTTGTGTTACCAACTGAATAAGCATCTTGATAAACAAGATGACAATCACATGGTGCATAAATAGGATACTGTGCAGATGGACCAATATAATCAGTTGGATGACCGCAACAGTGTGAATAAGAACACGGTGAAGATGTTTGAGTCACATAAATATAATCCATAGGAAATAAACAAACCTGTGAACCCTGATACGATAATGTTTCACCTGCTTGCATTTATCATTTCTATCGCTTTCTTTGTTTCTTCTTTACGTCTTCCTTCAGGTAAAACCTGAATTGCGTAGTAATAAATTTCCAACAAAGTATCTTTATCAGCATTTATGTGATATGGTATAACCAACATAGGGTCTTCACCTTTTTCTATTCGTTCTTTATAACTGAGTAATAGTTTGCAATCAACCATATACATTTACAACTCTCTGAACTAAATCAGGGTCGTAACCTTCTGATGCTAGTTTTTCATATCTTTCTGCACCATTTCCATATTCACCTGCCCAAATTTTGCTAGCCAAATCTCCATATTCTTCGACTTTATTTTGGATAGAATCATAACCATATGAAGTGTCTTTTAACGCATTGTAACGCTCTTCACCATTTCCATATTTACCTTCCCAACATTCAACAGCATATTCATCAAGCGTTTTGTCTTCTTTTGCTGGGTGTAAATTGTAAATAGAAAGAGGTTCAAAGGTGCAATCCATATCTAAAGAACCATACATGGTAGAATACTGTTGCATTGTGCCCATATCTGAGGTATCAGTTCTCTTAACTCCATCGTTAGGATAACCCCAATATGCTACCCACTTATCAAATCTTTCATTTCCAAGAATATAATTGCCAAACCATGATAATGATGCATAAATTCCTGCGTAATATCCTGCATCTTCTACAATAGTACAGAATTTATTGCACATTTCACTGATAAGTGACGGGTCCATTGCGCCATGATTTGCTTTGTAACTGTCCATATCTTCCATATCAAACCATACGCCAACCTCGACCTTCCAATCTTTAATCATATTAAGCAGATAATGTGCTTCTGCTTCTGCATCATCAACTGATAATGCATATGAATAAAGATATACACCATATGGGATGCCCAAATTCTCTAACTGTTTACGGTAATTATCCGCCATATAATCAGGATTTGTACCCCAACATGCTCTAACAATTACAAAGTCAGGACGCGGATTTAATGAAGCAAAATACATGTTGCCGTTATGCTCAGAAACGTCAATTCCATATGCAACTACTGGTCTACTCATTCTTCCATACCTCTCTGTAAAATATCTACAAGTTTCTGAATCGTCAAGGTGTTATTGTTTAGTGCTTCTGTCATCTTTAATGCTTCTTCTTTGTGTTCAGCGTTCATGCGATTAATTTGTTCACTGTGTGCGTCATCCCTAATCTTAACGTACCAAGCGAGGATTAAACACATTACAATAGGAAATCCCACTGTCGTTACTGCTTGTATGATTTCCTGTGCTTCCATATTATCAACCCCTTTCTTGATAACTTAATTATATCATGATATAATATGCTTAGGAAGTAGGAAAATAAATAAAAACGAGGTACGACAGATGACCAAATTTTACGATGGTACAAAACTTTTATCCTTAAAAGATTTGGACGGCAAACGACCAGAGATTTACATGGTTACTTCCAACCGTTCTGCAGGCAAAACTACATATTTTAACAGGCTTGCTGTCAACAGATTTAAGAAAAAAGGAAGCAAATTTGCCGTTCTTTATCGGTTCAAATATGAACTGGACGATTGCGCTGATAAATTCTTTAAGGATATCAATAAATTATTCTTTCCTGAAGACACAATGGAAAGCAAAGTAAGAGCAAAAGGTGTTTACCACGAACTGTTCTTAAATGGTGAAAGTTGCGGTTATGCTTTAGCAATAAATTGCGCTGACCAATTGAAAAAACTTTCTCATTTGCTTAGTGACATTGAATTAATAATTTTCGATGAATTTCAGAGCGAGAATAATCAGTATGTACCTAACGAGGTTGTTAAATTTATTTCCCTACATACTTCCATTGCACGTGGTCAAGGTGAGCAAGTCCGGTATGTTCCTGTTTACATGTGTAGTAATCCAGTTACTATACTAAATCCGTACTTCGTTGAAATGGGAATCTGTGACAGGCTTAACGATGAAACCAAGTTCATTCGTGGTCATGGTTGGGTGCTAGAACAGGGATTTGTTGAAACTGCTAGTATTGCACAAAAAGAAAGTGGATTTAATAGAGCATTCAATGGTAATAAATATATTGCCTATTCTTCTGAGAATGTTTACCTTAATGATAGCAAAACCTTTATCGAGAAACCCAGTGGCAAGGGAAAGTACCTTGGGACGATAAAATATCGCGGTAATGATTATGGAATACGGTCATTTGAGGAACTCGGAATTGTGTACTGCGACAACCGTCCTGATTTGACATTCCCCTTTCGAATCAGTGTCACGGTTGATGACCATAATGTAAACTATGTAATGCTCAAACAGAATGAGTTCTTTGTTGACAATATGCGCTTCTACTTTGACCACGGTTGTTTTAGATTCAAGGACTTACGTTGCAAAGAAGCAATTCTAAATATGCTTAAATATTAACGAAAGGATGGTAAATAATATGCCTATGCTTATCTCATTTATTGTTATATTATTTCTTCTCTTTTTTCTTATTATTAATCTTTCCATTCTCTAAAGGAGATTCTCATGAATTGGAGATATATTTTAATCTATGTTATTGCATCTTTGGTTGTATTATCGGTTACATTCTTGCTTGGATATTACTTCATATATTTTATTAAATATTTTACAGTAATTGTGAGTTATATTATACTAAGATTATTCTATGCTATATCTGCATAGGTGTTCCTTATTGACTTTCAAGGGTAGCACTGGTGAAAGAAACAGCCTTGTTCAAGTTGTCGTATCTGCTATACGCCTTAAGGACGTCTATGTTTTAGATATATTTGCGGTGCAACATTGGTACTTTACTTGTCCCTTTGTCGTACCGCACTTTTTTTTAAAGGCTACCAC